GTCTTTTAATCTATGCAGTGTGTCTTTGGCTAAAAGCTTGTCTTTGTCTGAAGCGGTTTTATCGCGCAGCATGTCGTAAGCTTTATCAATCAAAGGACGGACGTGCGTCTTTTCAAACAGGTTTTTAGCCCTGTCTTTAGATCTTTGATTGCTGTGTGTGATTACATTGTGGCGCTTTGCCCACGTCGGTACGTCTATTATCATTACACCCTATCCTCACTTGTGTGAGGTTAAGGCGTATCACCAACCGACATATCAGGTCAAGTCACTTATCCAGTATTATTTTTAAACCACGCAAATCAGGTCGTAAAATTATAGATAAAGGCGGTGTTGCCCAGACAAGCTTTTGCCCACGCAATGTCTCGTTGCATTTAAGTTGTTTCCCATACGCATAATGTACCACCTTGTCTGTATCCGTTAAAGACAGATTATAGAGATAATCTACTTTACGGATGGCGTCAAGTAATGTAGACAATGACGCATGACATTAGACACGTTTCGCAGACAAAGGGGCTGGTCATATAGTGAACTGGCCCGTCAAGTAGATGCCAGCCATGCCACTGTAGCACGTCGATGGTGCTTGCCAATGGATCACAAAGACCGGCTCATACCCAACCCGCTATTTATGGATCGCATCATTCTACTCAGCAATGGGGAGGTCATGCCGAATGATTTCTACCTACGACGTGACTGAGGATGAGCTGCAAAAACAGGTTGCCAGCTGGCTGGATGTAGCGTTGCCGCCGGGGTGTATCTATCACCATAGCCCTAACGAAGGTACACGCCATGTGGCGTTCAAACGCAAGCTAAAGCTGATGGGCACTAAATTTGGCTGGCCTGACCTTGAGATCTTTGTGCCCGGTGATGAAGCTGTGCATGGCATGAGCACGTCCGTGTTTATTGAGCTTAAGCGTTTGAAGGGCGGCAAGCTAACGCCTAATCAGGAAGAAATGCGGAACCGGCTATTGCTGGCTGGATGCCACTGGGGCTTAGCCCGGTCATTAGAGCAAGTGCATGAGATCCTAGAGCCCATTGTTAAGCTGAGGGCTAGGCCATGATTGAGGCCGGGGATGGATCATTTGCAAAGCGCCTAAACGAAGGGCGTTGCCCGAAGTGCGAAACAAGCTTGCCATCAAAGACTACAAAAAACGTGCAATGCGGCAGCTGCAAGATAATCATTAGCGTGAACCCTTGCACTTTCAGTAATTGGCTGGGCAAGTGCCGCGACGGCATGGTCCGCGAGCCTGACGGTGAGGGCTGTGTGCAGTGGACAACGTGCTGGAGTTGCCGGGGCAGGGGCTGGACATGAGGCAAAAGGACGATTGGTATCCGACACCACCAGAAGCCACCCATGCGCTACTTAGCAATGAGCGGTTCGATAAAGTTATCTGGGAGCCAGCAGCTGGTGATGGTGCCCTGGCTGAGTGCTGCGATCTAGCCGGTTATGAGGTCATAGCTACAGATCTAAATGATTATGGTTATTGCCCATCTGGCATTGATTTTCTGATGGAACAGAAGCGCGCAGCTGATCATTTGATTACAAACCCGCCCTACAAGCTCGCTGAGGCGTTCATAAGCCATGCCATAGCACTAGGATGCACCAAACACGCCTGGTTGCTGCGACTGAGCTTCCTGGAGGGAATACAGCGTTATTGGCGTTTGTTTGCCATGAATCCACCAGCAAAGATCTATGTGTTCAGCCGGCGCTTGACGATTTGGCGCGGCGATCAAGAGGTGAGCGGCTCCGGCACGACTGCGTATGCCTGGTTTGTATGGCAAGCAGATCACCACGATGACCCAGCAGTGAGGTGGATAGCATGACACGCGATGAAGCAATGCAGCTCGCCAGGGCTGAGTACCGGCGCGGCATTATGGATGGCATGGGCATTAACCTGATTGCCGAGGCTTGGGACATACCGCGTTACCAGGTGGTCAGGCACGGTGACGGATACGGTCTAATGACCGAGGGCTACTTACTAGCCGAGATGGCTAAGCAGATAATGGAGATGGATCTTGGATCAGACACAGTGGCCTCAAACGTGCGTGAGTTGCGGGGCAAAGCACGAAAGACTATGGGGCACCTGGATAATCAACGGGGCCGGAAAGTTGCTGTGCGCTAACGATAAGTGCTGGCGAGAACAAGTAAAAAAGGAGAAAGAAAATGGGAAGAACATGGACAAAAGCTCAACGTGAGCAACAGTCACGCCGAGTCAAGGCATATTGGGCACGGCGCAAACAGGCTGAGATGACGCTGTGGCAGCGGATAAAAAATCTTATTGGATTGGCTTGAGGGGATTGACAGATGAAACGCCTATCATGTAGCTCTAAGTCTAAGAGATCTACGGGGTCTCAGAAAGTCTCAGATAACCCACACATAAATTTTTTACTAACTAAGCAAGCTAAGCTCTGCAAAGCTCCGTATGTCCAAGCTATAGATAGATCTAAGATAGATCCTATTGCTGAGCTTGAACGTAGAGTTATGAAAAAGCTTAGACCTAAGCTTAGCTTAGATAGCTTCAAGGAGCTGCAAAAAGCTCTCAATGCTATGTCTGCGATAGATCGAATTGATTATTTGCACACAATGCAGGATAAGCTCAATGGACGTGGCTAGTCTTAACGAGCTGTTCATGGAAGCAGCCGAGACAGAACGCAAGCTACCAGCTGCTATTCGCAGACAAAAGATGAGCGCATGGCCTGACTATGTTATTGAATGGTCAGCCTATGGCTACAGTGCTTTCGAAGCACCCAGGCTCAAAGCTACGCCGGATCAGATATCAAGATATGACAAGGCTGTTGGCCTGGCTGTTACAAAGCTTGACGAGGAGGATCGGCGCCTTGTCTGGGCTGTAGCACATAGCGCAGCGTTCAGAGAGCGTGGACCGTCCTGGACAAAGCTTGCAAGGATATTGCAGCTCAACGATCCAAGGATCGTCAAGCGACGCTACAAGGATGTATTGATTAGATTGTATTATGTGTTGTGACATTATTCGTCAAAGCACTTGACGCGAATGTTCTAAAAGTAGTACAGATTCTTATACGCTGCACCATATGTTGCGTATAAACCTCCCTTAACTTGAACCTTACAGCTGTAGCACTTCTCTGAATAAGAGAAAGAACAGCGCTAGAGGGACAGACGTAAGACCTTACAGTTTGGTTTTCACTCTGTCCCTCGCTCTTTTGGATGGCTATGGCTAAACGACGTATCACAAAAGCACAGATGACAACGATCTGCGAGAGGATTGCAGACGGGATTAGTCTGACCAGGATATGTAACGAGGATAGCTCGTTGCCTAGCTGGAGAACAGTGCTGCGCCATGTTCAAGAGGATGAGGAAGCTTACACAAGCTATAGAACAGCTAGAGCTCTGCAATGCGAGGTAATGCGTGATCAGATCATTGATCTCGTTGAAGCGCCATTGCCTGACGATCCTAAGCTAGCTATGGCTGAGGTACAGCGTAGACGGTTAGAGGCAGATCACAAGGATAAGCACATCAGGCAGATGCAACCTCTTGGCATTAGAGACAAGGCAGATGACAAGCAACAGCAGAGCGGGACTGTGACTTTGACGTGGGGCAATGCTGAACCTGTAGTGGTGAATTGATATATACAAAAGGCTGTGTGTGTCAGTGCTCGCGCGCACAAGGCACCCAAAGCTTTTTGTTTTTCGCTGATTGATGCCAGGCTGTAGCAGTCTTGGCACTGGCTTGGCACTGGCTAGGCTGCAACCATTGATATGCTTACGAGAGTGACGGGATATGTACCTGTTGTGTGTGTGGGATTTCCTAAACGCGACCCCCACCTACCCCCAGATGCGCCCGCCGAATCTATAGCGTATAATAACCTATCATGAGCCTGTCTCTCACATGAACATTGAGATCCCCTATACACCTAGACCGCTCCAGGCTGAGCTTCACGCTGAGCTGCAAGCCAAGCGCTGGGGCGTTGTCGTACTGCATCGACGTGCTGGCAAGACTGTCATGGCGATAAATCACTTGCTGAGAGAGGCGGTGCTCAATCCGAATACCAATCCCCGCTGTGCTTACATAGCGCCGACCTATCGGCAAGCTAAGGCGGTTGCATGGGATTATCTGAAACAGTTTGCCGGCAAGATACCGATGGCAAGGTTCCATGAGACTGAGCTCAGGTGTGATTTGCCTAATGGTGCGAGGATACAGCTGTTAGGCGCTGAGAACCCGGATAGCTTGCGCGGTATTTATCTGGACATGGCTTGCCTGGATGAGATGGCAGATATGCCGGAGAGTTTATTTCCTGAGATCATCAGGCCGGCACTGAGTGACCGTAAGGGCAAGGCGCTATTTATCGGTACGCCGAGGGGTCACAACGCCTTCTATGAGCTTTTTACGGCGGCTGAGAGCCAGGATGATTGGTATACAGCGATCCATAAGGCGAGTGAGACCGGCATTTTGGATGCCGAGGAGCTGGAAGCTGCCAGGTCGATGATGTCAGCTGATCAGTTTGAACAGGAGTTTGAGTGCTCTTGGGTTGCCAATGTCCCAGGGGCTGTTTTTGGAAAAGAGCTGCAAGAGGCTCAGGAGAAGGGGCGCATCTCTTCAGTTCCGTATGATCCGACGGTCCGGGTAGATACCTGGTGGGATCTGGGCATAGGCGATAGCACGGCGATTTGGTTTACGCAAAGCGTAGGCCGGGCTGTTCACGTCATTGATTTTTACGAGAACAGGGGCGAGGGCTTGCCGCATTACGCAAAAGTTCTGGCTGACAAGGATTATTTTTACGGCACACATAATGCGCCGCACGATATTGAAGTGAGAGAATTGGGCAGCGGTAAGAGCCGGCGCGAGGTCTCTTGGGATTTAGGTATAAATTTTAGGGTGGTTCCAAAGCTGCCTGTCGAGGACGGACTTCATGCTGCACAGATGCTTATACCACGCTGCTGGTTTGACAAAACCCTTTGTGGGCCGGGGCTGGAAGCGCTTAGGCAGTATCATAGGGCGTATAACGAGCGGCTTAGAAGCTTTAGGA